TAGAAACTCAAGAGGCTTCCGCCGACACCGAAGAGCCCGCAACGACAGACCCACTGGCTGAGCTCCCAGAGGAAGTGAAAGCCGCTCTCGGCAAGATCTCCCAATTGGAACAAGCAAACGCCCAACTGCTGCAACACGTAAAGACCGCCGAGGGTCGCGTGGCAGCGATGCAGCGTGAGTTCGCACAGGCTAAAGCGGCACAACAATCTGTTGCCCCGCAAGAAGCGCCGACGCAAGGACAAATGTCTGCCGCAGCCAAGAACCCAGAGAAGTGGGAGCAGCTTAAGCAAGATTTCCCCGAATGGGCTGACGCGATGGAAGAGTATGTCGCGGCCAAATTGGGAGGTGTTAAATCTGCAGCACCAGGCATAGACCCACAAGTGGTCGCCGCCTTTGTGCATCAGCAGGTTTCACAAACCAAGGCCGAGATGGCTCGCACCATTGAAGAAGCAAGGATTGAGGGTAAGTACGACAACTGGAAAGACACAGTCAATTCAACTGACTTTGTCCAATGGTTTGCCGTGCAGAAGCCCGAGGTCCAGGCTTTAGCTAATAGCTCAGCGGCGCGGGACGCTATTCGCATGCTAGATCTTTATAGCGAAGCGAAGAAACGTTCAGCGAGTGACATCAAGCAAGAGCGCGGAGCACGTCTCGCTGCAGCCGCGACCGTTAGACCTGGCCAGACACCGCCGCCCAAGACCTTGGACGACATGTCGCCATCAGAGCTTTGGAACTACGAAGCCGCACAGCGCGAGAAAACTCGAGCGCAACGCGGGTTTTGATCTCAACTTTTTTAGAAGGAAGTAAATCATGTCTATTCAAAATTACGGCACCGTTGCCTCACGGAATCTAATCCGTGCAGCACAGGGCATGCTTGAGCACGCCCAACCCATCACTGTTCTTGGTGACTTTGGTACCCAGCGTGAAATGCCTCAGAACTCTACGGACACTCTTGTGTTCCGTCGGACTCTACCCTTTGGCGCTTCCACAACCGGTACTGCGATTGAAGGTTCTAACCGCTACGTCGGTACGCCTGACATCACTGCGTCGAACTTTGTTCTCGCTGAAGGTGTAACACCCAACGCCAACACGATCAGCTTTCAGGACGTGTCGGTTCAGCTCCAGCAGTACGGCATCCTGTTCAAGTACAGCTCCAAAGTGGAGCAGCTGTACGAAGATGACATCCCCGGCGAAATGGTCAAGCTCACTGGTGAGACCTTGGCTGAGGTGATGGAGCTTGTTCGTTACGGCGTGCTTAAGGCTGGTTCAACGGTAATTTACTCAAACGGCGCAAGCCGAGCAGCAGTAAACACCGCCATTAGCTTGAACGCTCTTCGTAAAGCAGCTCGTACGCTTGAGTCTAATCGTTCACGCCGCGTGACTTCCCGTCTCGCCCCTGGCGTTAACTTTGGTACTCGTGCCGTTCAGCCCGCCTACATCGTGTTTTGTCATACCGATGCGGTGTCCGACATCCGTAACCTCGCTGGCTTCACCCGCGTCGAAGAATATGGGTCATTTAAGCCCATTCACGATCGCGAGATCGGTGCTTGTGAAGACTTCCGCTTCATCAGCTCTCCGCTGCTTAAGTCTTTCGCTGCAGCAGGTTCGGGCACGTTGAACGGCATGCTTTCTGTGGGAGCCGCCAACGTTGACGTGTACCCCTTCATCATCATCGGTGAAGACGCTTGGGGTCAGGTTGCACTCAAGGGCATGTCTGCCATTAAGCCCATCGTGCTTAAGGCTTCTCAGACCAACCACGCCAACCCCCTGGGTCAGTTTGGTTATGTCGGTGCCTCGACCTGGTTTGCCACCGTTCGTCTCAACGACGCCTTCATGGCTCGTATCGAGGCTGGTGTAACCGCTCTCTGATGACTAGCCGGGGCGCAGCCCCGGCATCTAACGAAAGGAAAACACCATGGCTGAATCAGTAAATGAGCGCGTTAATCGCCTAGCAGACGGCATTGATCGACAAGAGCTTGGGCATCTCCTGGCTGCTGTTGTGAATTGCCTGCAGGCTGTCGGCGCCAAATTGGATGCGGATGCTGGTGTCACCGACACCGACTACGCAGCCACCATTGCAACCTACGTCAAAGATTAAGGAGCACTTTCATGTCTTATAACATTGGTCAAATTAACAGCGGTTACGTGTCGCTGAGCGCAGCCGGTCTTGCAGAAGGCACCAACGCCAACACTTTCAAGACGGCTAATACCCTTACCTACACCAGTAACGGTGTATTCAAAGCAAAAAGCGCCACAGACAATCTGGCATTCAGCTCTGGCCAGGCGGCTTTGGCTGCTTCCCAGGCTTGTTTGTTCGGCGTTTGGGTTGATTCTGCCGGCACAGTCACGACCTCTCAGGGTCCGATTGTTGCCGCTGGCGATCCTTGCCCCGTTCCCGGCGCTCCTGCTGCTGGCGTAACGCTGGTCGGCCTCATCAAGGTTACGACTAACGCCTCAACAACCTTTACCCCTGGCTCAACCGACCTCGGTGCAGCTGGCGTTACCGACGCCTATTACGACTGCATGGTTATGCCGGGTAGCGCGCAGTAATTGTTGCCATCTCCTTGGTCCTCCACCAGGAGTTTGAGGGGCGTCTAACGGCGCCCCTCTTTTTTGGCATTTAGCTTTTTCAACGAGAAGGAGTTTTAGAGATGGCAAAAAATACGCCCGTACAAGGCATAGAAATTTCAGATGACGAACCTGTTATTGAAACGGTCGCTGAGTCCACAGACTTTCACAAGCTGGCTTCAGATGAAGCCTTCATGAATGAAATGGTCACGGTGATGATTCATTCAACTACAGATGAGAATCAGGCGCCTCACGTAATCGTAAATTGCAATGGCACCAATCAGCCCATCATTCGTGGCTATCCAACGACGATTAAGCGTAAATACGTTGAGATTTTGGCCAGAATGAAGGAAACCAAATACACGCAGGTGACGCCCAATCCGGCGGCGCCAGATGTTTCAGAGCTTCGCGCAAGGCACGGCCTGGCCTATCCCTTTGATTTGGTCGAAGATAAGAACCCAAAGGGCAGAGCGTGGCTGACCAACGTATTGGCTGAGCCTGCCTAATGAACTATCTGCAGCTCGTCAATCGCGCGCGGATAGAGTGCGGTGTTTCAGGCGCAAACACTTCGCTTGCCACTGCCCAGAACCTAAGCGGAGAGTCCGCAAGGATTGCAAACTGGGTGAACGGCTCGTGGGTCGACATTCAGACTTCGCGTGAAGACTGGCAGTGGATGCGCTCGCCGGTGGAATTCAACACCGTGACGCAGCAGCAGACCTATACACCGACCGAGGCCGGCATCGGCTCAACGTTTGCAAACTGGAAGCGTGACAGCTTTCGCTGTTCATCGGTGGGCCAGAGCTACCGTGACGAGCAACTATTGAATTACATGGATTACACGACGTTTCGTAATCTGTATCAGTACGGAAATATGCGGACGACTTACGCCCGCCCCGTGGTCGTAACAATCGTGCCAGGGGTTGATAAGAGCTTGGGCTTTGGCTCAATACCCGATCAGCCCTATGTTATTGCGGGCGAGTACTACACCCGCCCCGTAGACCTGTCGGCTGATGCAGACGAGCCGTACTTGCCCGAGCGCTTCCACATGATGATCGTCTACCGGACGATGATGTTTTATGGCGGCTACGAAGCTGCGCCTGAGGTCTATCAGCGCGGCGAGACTGAATTTAAGAGGTTGATGAACCGGCTGGAAATTGACCAGCTTGTAGTTCCGGTAAGCGGACCGCCATTAGCATAGGGGGCCCGAGATGCCATTAAGGACGCCCGCGGTTAGTTATGACTTAATTCGATTGGCTGGAGGCTTTGATCAGGTTACTCCAACCCTGTCTTTAACTCCCGGTGTAGCCCGTCGCGCTGCAAATTTTGAGTGTTCGATTACTGGTGGTTATACACGCATCGCAGGCTATGAGAGGTTTGATGGGCGCCCCAGTCCGTCGGATGCGCTGTATTTGATTCTTGTGTGTGATGTTACTGGCACAGTAGCTGTTGGCGATTCCGTTACCGGCTCCAGCTCATCGGCGACAGCTAAAGTCATCGCAGTCGACGGCAACGACGTTGTTCTTACTCGAGTGGTGGGCGACTTCGTTGCGGGTGAATATCTCAACATTAGTGGGTCGTTTGAAGCGCAAATTACGACCGTTCAAGGGCCGTCAGCCGACGGTCTTGAAGACGCTACTTATAAGTCTTTAGCAGCTGAGGATTACCGTGGTGATATTGGGGCATTACCCGGCTCTGGAAGTGTTTTGGGAGTGGCGCTTTACAACGGCACTATTTACGCTTGGCGTAATAACGCTGGCGGAACGGCCGCAGTTATGTATCGAAGCAGTGCCACCGGGTGGCAGGCAGTTACAACGCCAACACTTTCTCCAAACGGTCGGTACGAAACAGTAGTAGCTAATTTTGGCGGCGGTACTGCCAATTACAAGCTCTATGGGTGCGACGGAGCTAACAAGGCGTTTGTGTACGACGGTACGACGTTTACTCAAATTACTACAGGTATGGCGGTTGATACGCCAGAGCACATTGCTTTTCATAAGCAGCATTTGTTTTTAAGTTTTGGCGCTTCGTTGCAATTTTCTGCACTTGGCGACCCAACTTCCTGGACGCCGGTTCTTGGGGCAGGCGAGCTGGCAATGAATGCCGAGATAACAAATTTGTTGCCGCTTCCGGGGGATCAGTCCTCTGGCGCTTTAGCGGTTTACACCCGCAGCGACACCTCAGTTTTATACGGCACGAGTTCAGCCAACTTTCAGCTCTCGGCGTTTAATACCGGCACAGGTGCGATCGCCTACACAGCCCAGAATATGGACCAGGCCTACGTGCTAGATGACCGCGGGATTATGAGCCTGGGCACGTCGCTGAATTTTGGTAACTTCTTGCCGGCGTCGCTGACGATGAATATCCGGCCGTTTGTAGAGCAGCGTCTGTCACTAGCTTGTTCAAGCACGGTTAACCGGATCAAAGGCCAGTACCGGGTTTTTTTCAACGACGGCACCGCAATCTATATGACGGTGCTAAACGGAAAAGTTTTAGGCTCGATGCCCGTTCAGTACTTGCGCCCCGCGCTTTGCACAGTAGAAGGCGAAGCAACAAACGGCTCAGCCATTTCATTTTTCGGGTCAAACGATGGGTTTGTCTATCAAATGGACAAAGGGCCCAGCTTTGACGGTACGGCAATCGCCGCCAACTTAAACCTGGTTTACAACAGTACAAAGTCCCCGCGAGTTTTAAAACGCTATCGCAAGGCTAGTGTTGAGCTTACCGGAGACTCGTACGCCGAAATTGCCTTTGGTTACGACTTGGGCTATCGCACCACGGCGTTGGAACAGCCACAAGACAGAACTTATGAAAACGACTTGCGGTCTGCGTACTGGGATTCAATGACATGGGATAACTTTGTGTGGGACGGCTCCGACATCTCGCCGTCGGAAGTTGAGGTGCAAGGAACTGCAGAAAACATGGCGATTCGGATTTCGTCGGTGTCTGCGTTGTTTCAGCCGTTTACCGTCAACAACATTGTTGTTCATTACACGCCGCGCAGAGGACTTCGATAATGCCGAATAGCTATTACAACCACGCGACTTACCCAACCCCCAACTCGCCGGGTTCGTCCGCTCAGCTGCGTGCAGAACTACAGCTGGTCACTACCGGATTTGACAAGCTGCCCACGCTGTCGGGCAACGGCTACAAGGTGGCAATGGTCAACTCGGGCGGTACGGCGCTGATCGCCTCATCGGCACTGCAAAGCCTGGCCATAACTTCGAGCACCATCAATAGCACCGCGATCGGTGCGTCCTCTGCCTC